ATACTGGAGCCGCAAAAAGAATGGCTGCTGCTTATGACAGAAAAGTGGATAGACTAGTAAATCCATAAAAGTGTTTTTATAAATGTAAAATAAATACTTATAACTGATATGTTATGAATGTCCCATTTGATTATTTCGAAAAAGAATGAAATATATTTAAAAATTGAAACCGAGCCACATATTCATCAAGAATTGTCAGAGTATTTTACTTTTGAAGTTCCTGGTGCAAAATTTATGCCTCAATATCGAAATAAACATTGGGATGGGAAAATAAGACTTTATAGTAATCATACTGGTGAATTATATGTTGGTCTTTTAGATAAATTAATATCTTGGGCTGAAAAATCAGAATATACTATTGATTTTAAACATAATAAATTTTATGGTGATCCATTTGAAGAAAATGAAATGATATCTTATGAGGGTGTCTCTGATTATATGAAAAAAATTTCAAGACACGAACCAAGAGATTATCAGATTAATGCTGTTTATGATGCCCTTAAATACAATCGTAAACTTTTAATTTCTCCAACTGCCTCTGGTAAATCTTTAATGATTTACTCAATAGTAAGATATTTTACAGATAAAAATAAGAAAATATTAATTGTAGTTCCTACAACTTCTCTTGTAGAACAAATGTATAAAGATTTTGAAGATTATGGATGGAATGTTGAAGATTACTGTCACAAAATTTATTTTGGAAAAGAAAAAGAAACAAATAAAAATGTAATAATTGTAACTTGGCAGTCAATTTGTAATTTATCTCGTAAATTCTTTGAAAAATTTGATGTAGTAATTGGTGATGAAGCACATATATTCAAGTCAAAATCCCTTGTAGGCATTATGACAAAGATGGATAATACAAAGTATCGTTATGGATTTACAGGCACATTAGACGGGTCACAAACGCATAAGTGGGTGCTTGAAGGATTGTTTGGACCATCATATAAAGTTACTCAAACAAAAGAATTAATTGATAAAGGACATTTATCAAAGTTAGACATTAAAGTTCTTTTGTTAAAGCACAATCAACATAAATTTAATGAATACGAAGACGAAATACAGTATTTAATTACTCATCAAAAAAGAAATAATTTTATTAAAAATGTTGTATTAGATTTAAAAGGTAATAGCTTAGTTCTTTTTAATCGTGTTGAAACTCACGGTCAACCACTTTATGAACTTATAAATAATTCAGCATCTAAAGATAGAAAAGTATTTTTTATCTTTGGTGGTGTAGATGTAGAAGAAAGAGAAAGAGTAAGAGCAATTACTGAGATAGAAAAAAATGCAATTATTGTTGCATCATATGGTACATTCTCTACTGGAATTAATATTAAAAATTTACATAATGTAATTTTTGCTTCTCCATCAAAATCAAGAATAAGAAATCTTCAAAGTATAGGAAGAGTTCTTCGTAAAGGAGACAATAAAACACAAGCAGTACTTTATGATATTGCTGATGATATTACTTATAAATCAAGAAAAAATTATACTCTTAATCATTTAATTGAAAGAATTAAAATTTATAATGAAGAAAAATTTAATTATGAAATTATACAAATAGATTTTAAGGAATAATATGGAAGAAGAATTTTATGCAACAATTAAAATGATATCTGGTGAAGAAGTATTTTCAAAGGTATGTCCTTGTGAAGAAGAAAATAGAATTATTTTAATACTTGACAATCCAGTTACAATGAAGCCTGTTATTATACGTAAGTATAAATTGACTGCACTAAAAGTTGATCCCTGGATGAAATTAACTGATGATACGACGTTTATCGTAGATATGAATAAAGTAATTACAATGACTGAAGTACGTGATGAATCTATAATTAGAATTTATAATAAGTATATCAAAGATAGAAATGGATTAACTGTTAAGTCAAAATTAAATTCTAATATGGGGTTCGTTTCTTCTGTTTCTGATGCTAGAGTATCCTTAGAAAAGCTCTATAAATCTAATATATAATTTTATCCTGAAACCCAACAGAGTTATTTTAGTCGATTTACATAAGTTTGTCAACTTTGTTATTATTATGTTATAATACAAATAAATCAAACTTAGAAGATGAATAAACAAAAGAAAAATCCACATTATGTAAATAATAAAGATTTTTATGATGCTTTAATTGCATATAAAACAAAAATTAATACATCAAGAGAAATGTATTTTGAAAAATATAATTCATATCCACCAGAAAATAAATACTGGGAAGGTAAACCAAAAATATCAAATTATTTGGGTGAATGTTTTCTTAAAATTTCTACTCACTTATCATATCGTCCAAACTTTGTTAATTATATGTTTCGTGAAGACATGATAAGTGATGGGGTAGAGAATTGTGTTCAGTATATTCATAGATTTGATATAGAACGTACAAATCCGTTTGCTTATTTTACTCAAATTGTATATTATGCTTTTCTTCGTCGTATTCAAAGAGAAAAAAGGCAATTGGAAATTAAAGAAAAAATTATTGAACGTAGCGGATTTGAAGAAGTATTTACTTCAGATGAAAGTGGAATAAACTCTGATTATAATACGATTAAAGATAATGTTCACATTAAAACACATCAATGAATATAGGATTAATTACAGACACACATTTTTCATTTAAGAAAGCAAATCAATTGTTTCACGATTATTTTGCGAAGTTCTATAATGATATTTTTTTTCCTAAACTGAAAGAATTAAATATTAAAACAGTAGTTCATCTTGGTGATGCTTTTGATAATCGTAAAGGTGTAGATTATTGGGCACTTGAATGGGCAAAGAAAAATGTATATGATTGTTTTCAAAAACTTGATATTGTTGTTTATAATATTGCAGGAAATCATGATGCTTATCATAAAAATACTAATCAAACAAATGCAATTGATTTACTTTTAAAGGAATATGATAATGTAATACCAATATCAAGCCCAAAGGAATTTTGTATTGATGGTTTGGATACTCTAATGCTTCCTTGGATTTGCACAGATAATCGAGAAAAAACCGATTATCTATTAAAAAACACACAAGCAAAGGTTGTATTTGGACACTTGGAACTTTCTGGATTTGCTGCTTATCCTGGGCACATTCAAACAGAAGGAATGGACGCAAGTATATTTAAAAGATTTGATAGAGTGTATTCTGGGCATTATCATACCAAAAGTGATGATGGTAAAATATATTATCTTGGAAATCCTTACCAAATGTTTTGGAATGATGTAGATGATGATCGAGGATTTCATATTTTTGATACAAACACTTATGAATTAGAATATTTTAAAAATCCTTATAATATGTTTGAGAAAATATATTATGAAGATACTGATTATAAAAAATTTAAAACATCACACTTAAAAGAAAAAATTGTAAAAGTTGTGGTGCGTCAGAAAACAGATCAGTTGAAATTTGATAAATTTATTGATAAAATTTTAAAGGTAAATCCATTTGATTTAAAAGTTGTTGAAATTATTGATATAAATGATGGAGAGGTAGATTGTGAAGAAATGACAACAGAAGATACAATGTCTATTTTAGATAAATATGTAGAAGAAGCAGAATTCGAATTAGATAAAATGATTGTAAAAAAATTGCTTCGTGATGTTTACCGAGAAGCACTAGAGTTAGAATAATGTATTTACTTGCAATTAATGAAAAGGAAGAAGAAGGTGCATATGCTGTAATCGACAATGAGGGAGAGAAAGCACTGTATTTTTTTGAAGACGAAGATGATGCTGAAAGATACGCTGGGTTGCTAGAAGCAGAAGATTATCCTAAAATGTCTGTAATTGAAGTTGATGATGAAGTTGCAATTCGAACCTGTGAAATGTATGGATATCATTATGTTATTATTAACACCAATGAACTTGTGATACCACCGAGACAAAATGATTTTATTCAAACGAATATCTTATCGTAATTTCTTATCATCAGGAAATACTCCTACTGAAATTAATTTTACAGAATCTCCAACAACTTTAATTGTTGGAATTAATGGTTCTGGAAAAAGTACGGTTCTTGATGCTTTGTGTTTTGGTTTATTCAATAAGGCATTTCGTAAAATTAATAAAAATCAATTAGTTAATTCTACAAATGAAAAAGAATGTTTGGTTGAGGTTGAGTTTAGTATTGGAAATAAAGAATATAAAATAATAAGAGGCATTAAACCAAACATCTTTGAAATTTGGATAAATGAAGAATTACAAAATCAAACAGCAGCATCAATAGACCAACAAAAGCATTTAGAAGATATAATATTAAAACTGAATTATAAATCATTTACACAAATCGTAATTCTTGGTAGCGCTTCTTTTGTTCCTTTTATGCAACTTTCTACGGCCAATCGTCGTGAAGTTGTAGAGGATTTATTAGACATTAAGATATTTTCTGTAATGAATTCAATTCTCAAAGAAAAAATAAGAAATTCTAATGAAAAAATTAAAGAATTTGATATATTTGAAAAATCAATTCAAGAAAAAATTCTAATGCAAACAGAATTTATTGAAGAGTTGGAAAAAAGAGGAAATGACAAAATAAATGCCAATCAAGAAAAGATTGCCAATTTATTAAATCAAGTTGGTAATTATATCCACCAAAATTCTTTTTTTGAAGAAGATGTATTTAATTATATTAAAGAACAAGAAGAAGTTTTTGGTGCAACGGATAGATTAAAAAAACTTGATATTTTAAAAGGAAAGATATTAGAAAAAATATCTATAATTACCGAAGAGTATAATCTTTTTAATCAAAATACGGTTTGCCCAACTTGTACGCAAACAATTGACGAAAAATTTCGTGTAAATAAAATTATAGAAGTTCAAAGTAAATCAAAAGAGTTACAATCCGGATATCAAGATCTTGAATGTACTATTAAAAATGAAGAAGAACGAGAACGTCAATTTATTATTCTTTCTAAGGAGATTACAAAATTAAACAATGAAATTTCTCAAAACAATACTAAGATATCATTTAATCAAAAACAAGTCCAAGAACTTGAATTTGAAATTCAAACAATTACCGAACAATTTAAGAATAGAAATACTGAACAACAAAAATTAGAAAAACTTGAAAAACAACAAGTTGATAATTTTAAAAAGAAATCAAAATACAAAGAAACTATTAACTATTTTGATTTTGCACAAATACTAATGAAAGATGGAGGTGTTAAAACTAAAATTATTCAAAAATATCTTCCTCTAATGAATCAACAAATCAATAAGTATTTGCAGATAATGGATTTTTATATTAACTTTACACTTGATGACGAGTTTAAAGAAAATATTAAATCCCCAATACACGAAGATTTTACTTATGAAAGTTTTAGTGAAGGTGAAAAGATGAGAATCAATCTTGCAATTCTTTTCACTTGGAGAGATATTGCAAGAATGAAAAATTCAATAAACACAAATTTACTTATTTTAGATGAAGTTTTTGATAGTTCTTTGGATAATACGGGGACAGAATATTTTACTAAAATCATTAAGTATATAATTAAAGATGTAAATGTATTTGTAATTTCTCATAAGACAGATGAACTGATTGATAAATTTGATAAAATTATTCGGTTTGAAAAAATTAAAGGATTTTCAAAGATTGTGTCTTGACTTTTTAAGATAACTTTGATATAGTAGAAAGAGTCAGATACAAAAAAATTATGATAGAGATGCCAAATAAAAAAGAAAATTTTGAAACTGATTATGAAAGTTCTATTCCAAAAAAATCTTCTACAGTAACATTTGGTTCTTCTATTACCGGAAGTCATCTTTTGGGAGGAATGGGGAAAGATCATATTTCTTTTAACTGTAATAACTATTGGGAGGATGATGGATTCAGTTTGACTGGAAATCCCTATGCCTCTCCTGATGTTATTTCATTTCCTACTTCTTATGAAGCAAAATCACAATCAGAAGTGAACAACTTTTGGAAGTTTGGTGAAGGAAAAACACTCAAAGCAGTTGAAGAATATATCAAAGGAACTTATAATGGTCACTATGCCTCTGATAAATCAAAGGTTCAGGTTCTGGATATAATTGATGCGATTGATGATGGAGTTCCTTTTTGTCGTGATAATCTCATTAAGTATTCCTCTCGTTTTGGAAAAAAAAATGGAATGTCAAGACTTGATGCTTTGAAAATTATTCACTACGGTATTCTTTTGTATCACTTTGCTGGATTTAATAATGAAACTGCGAAATCAAACTATGAAACTTTCTGATAAAACTCTTGTTTTATTAAAAAACTTTTCTGGTATCAATCAATCTATTCTTTTTAAAAAGGGTAGTTCCTTGAGAACGATTAGTGTAATGAAAAATATACTTGCCGAAGCAACGATTACTGAAGAGTTTCCTAAAGACTTTGGTATTTACGATTTGAATCAATTTCTAAATGGACTTGGTTTGCATCAGAATCCCGAACTTAATTTTGAGAATGATAGTTATGTTGTAATTAAAGAAGGAAAGTCTCGTTCCAAGTATTTTTTTGCTGATGCGAGCGTGATTGTAACACCACCAGATAAGGAAATTACTCTTCCCAGTGAGGATGTATGCTTTGAGTTGAATACTCAACAATTAGATAAATTACTTAAAGCTGCTGCAATTTATCAACTTCCAGACTTATCTGCGGTTGGTGAGGCAGGTATTGTTAAGTTGGTAGTAAGAGATAAAAAGAATGATACCTCAAATGATTTTTCTATTGTGGTTGGAGAAACTGATAGTGTTTTTACTTTTAACTTTAAAGTAGAGAATATCAAGATTCTTCCTGGTTCCTATGCGGTTGTTATCTCACAAAAACTTTTGTCACGATTTACGAGCACTGACAGAGACTTGAATTATTGGATTGCTTTGGAACCAGATAGTCAGTTGATAGAATTGGAGTAGTTTAGATTAAATTAAAGCAATCTTTGACTTATTTAAATTATTATGAGAAATGATTTTTTGTGGGTAGAAAAATATGCCCCAAAAACAATTGAAGAGTGTATTTTGCCTGAAAGTGTAAAGAAAACATTTCAGGATTTTGTAGATAAAGGAGAAATTTCAAATCTGTTGCTTTTTGGTCCTCCTGGCATTGGAAAGACAACAGTTGCTAAAGCACTATGTTACGAACTTGGAGTAGATTTTTATGTTATTAATGGATCCGACGAGGGTAGATTCCTCGATACTATCAGAAGCAATGCGAAAAACTTTGCTTCGACCGTTTCACTTTCATCAACTGCTAAACACAAAGTCATCATCATTGATGAGGCAGATAACACAACCAGTGATGTTCAACTCCTCTTACGGGCAGCTATTGAGGAATTTAGTGGTAATTGCAGGTTCATCTTTACCTGTAACTACAAAAACAAAATCATCGAACCACTTCACTCTCGATGTGCCGTTGTTGACTTTGGAATCAAATCCAAAGATAAACCAAAAATTGCCTCAAAGTTCTTTGAGAGGCTCAAAAAGATCTTGGATCAAGAAAAAGTTGAAGCAGATGATAAAGTTCTTGCCCAACTTGTAAACAAACATTTTCCCGATTTCAGAAGAATTTTGAACGAATGTCAAAGATATTCCGTATCTGGAAAAATTGACTCGGCAATTCTTGCTTCCTTTTCGAATATTAAACTTAATGATCTCGTTAAATGTCTCAAGGAAAAGGACTTCCCGAAAGTTCGTAAATGGGTTGTTTCCAATATTGACAATGATGCCAGCAGTGTTCTTCGTATGGTATATGATGCCTTATATGAACATGTGGATGGTCCCAGTATTGCTGCTTCTGTTCTTATTATTGCTAAGTATCAATATCAAAGTGCCTTTTGTGCCGACC